AGAGTTAAACCAATTTGTTAATTCTATTAGACCAAGTGTTGGAGAAACTAAATATGTTCCGGTTGCTCTAGATACTTATGGAATATTAGCATCCGCTACGAACATGACAACGGATTTAACAGAATCAGAAGAATTAGATAACATTAAGTTTTTTGAAGAAGGTGAAGCTATTGTAAAACTATCTAAAGTATCTGATAACTTTGTGAAATTCAATATTGCGCAGCCTGATGGTGACGATAAAAAAGCAGTTTCCCTCGTAAGCGCAGAAAATATAGTATTAATTATTAAAAGCGGTTCTACGGAAAAAAGAATAACGCATGATCCATCTTTTCCGAACATAGATATGGGATTGGGAGAAGTATTCTTTAAAATACCAAAAGCAACTGCAGTCAGATTTGATAAGACAGACACAAATAAGCAAAGTGACAAATTCTATATTAATATAAAGAACGGAGAAACAGAGTCACTTCTGTATCACGGAAAAGTAGAAATAATATAATGATATTAAATAGCAGAAATAATTTATTTAACTTTAAGTTTCCTAGGACATTTATTCCTAAGGAAGTTGCAGATAAGTATAAATCGTACTTAGGTAAAATGCCAGGTAACATAATAGAAGAGCCTATTGATTTTGTCAATTATTCCATACAGGGTTTAAGTTTACCTGGAATTAATTTTGATCCAATTCAACAGTCACCTAATGATGGAACTATTACATATCATAGGGGATCTGTTCCTATTCAAAATACAATTGAAAGACAATTTACAGTTGAGATGCAATTGCTAGATGGTTATATTAACTATTGGATAATGCAAGATACTTTATTGTATTATTATTCTAAACAGGTTAGAGAGCCTTTTATCAATGACCTTAAGTTGCAAATAATGGATGCAGAGGGTATTCATTTAATGAGTGCTGTATTTGAAAAACCTATTCTTAATTCAATATCTGAGTTAGAATTAAACATGTCAAGTAACGTCGCAGAATTCGCAACCTTTACACTTAATTTCTTTTATAACAAGTTTAATATCATCTCGGAGATAGACGGTAAATAAACGAGATATATAATCCATAACAATATAGACAACTATAATGAAAACATTTTTTGAATACTTAAGCGAAGAGAATATATCTAAAGAGGAAATTACCATTTTAGAAGAATCTCTACAGTCTGAATGGACTGACGAATTAGAGCAAAAGGTAGATGCTGCATTAGAAGAATTTACTAAACAGTATGCAAACGAAGATGGCACCTTTGATTTTGATAGATTCAATGAGGAATTAACAAATGAAGGTTTCTTAGGTTCTATATTCGGTGGACTTACTGGATTTGCTTTAGGTAAAACAATTGGTAAAACAGTTGCTAAGGTTTTAGGAATTCAGAAGGGTATTTTTTACGATTTATTAACCTCGAGATTAGTTGGTGCTGGATTAGGTGCTGCTATCGGAAAATCATTCTAATTTGAATTACGTATCAGTAGACTTTTCATTAAACTCCCCAGGTATTTGTATATACCAGGACGACACTAACCAATATCATTTTATATCTTATATAAAGGAAGGACAGGGCACAAAGAAAGAACGTGCATGGCAAGAAGATATATCACACCTCAAAGGCGTAACCCTATTACATCAACCAGATTGGCCTAAATCTTCAGAATACTCAAGTGGAGAACTTTTAAAGATTAGAAGGTATATAGCAACCGCTGATATTCTGGTTCAACTTATAATAAGCATAACTCAAACTAAACAAGACTATATTATATCTTTTGAAGGATCTTCTTATGGTTCTGCTATGGGAACTAATAATATTATAGACATGGCGGCAGGAGCAGCAATTCTTAAAGAAAGAATGCTTTCAGACCTCGATGTACATGATATATTTACAATAGCTCCTACTTCTTTAAAGAAACATGCGGGAAAAGGTAACATGAATAAGTCTGCCCTATGGGATGTCTTTTTAAATAATGTTTTAAAAGATAAAATTTTAGCTAAACACCCTATACATAATTTTTGTGTTAACGAAATTGGCCCATCTAAAAAGATACCTAAACCGTTTGATGACTTAGTTGACGCTTACTTTCTAACAGACTATGTAAGGACCCTTAAAGCTAACACTGTGGAATAGATTTACCACTGAGGCTTAAAGACTTAAGTTATACTGTATCTGTCCCATAAAGTTTCATAATAATAAAAAAATATAGAATACCATGCAAAACAATACAATGTCATCGGCTAGATTATTAGCTCTTAAGACTATTCTTACAGAGATGTTACATCAAAATAGAATAACAGAAACAGAAATGATAGATATTTTAAGGAAAGCCGGTCTCGCAAGGTTACCTGAATCTTCTTCTGAATGGATTGATGAAGAGGGTTCTACATATACTTCAGTAGATTAATATAGAAAGCCTGCCGGCCCGATACGGATATATAGATTAGTTATAATTGTGAAACCTTTTTAGAATTTCATGTATAACTATTATAAGTTTTTAAAGATTTAAAGACATTAACGAAAATTAAAGAAAATTAAAGAAATGGCAGAATTTGACATTTTCAACTTAAGCGTAAGCGATGTTGAAACCCACGAGACAAAGAGTGCAAACTCTACAAATGAAATCTACAAACCATCAGCAGACGATGGTAAAGATGGTACCTATAAAGCACTTATCCGCTTTGTACCAAATCCAACAAACCCAAGAAATTCACTAGTTAAAAAGTATGTACACTGGTTAACTGACGCTAATGGCGATGGAAGACTTATTGATTCACCTTCAACGGTAGGAGATAAGTGTCCAATTGCAGATGCATTCTTCAAACTTCGTAAGAGTGATTCAGCAGTAGACCGTAAAATGAGCGACAAGCTTAAGCGCAGAGAGCAATACTATTCTCTTATTAAAATAGTGAAAGACCCTCAGAATCCAGAATTAGATGGTACTTATAAAGTATTTAAATTTGGATATAAGATTAAAGAAAAAATCGAAGAAGAAACTAAGCCTGCTTTCGGAGAGCCGACTCAGATTTATGACTTATTTGAAGGAAAGAACTTTGAACTTATTATTACTCGCCAAGGTGAATATAATAACTATGATAAGTCTAAATTCTCATCTACTAGATCTGCAATTGCAGTCGATGGTAAACCAGCTGAAAGAAGCAAAGAAGCTATGACAGTTATTAAAACAGAATTAGACGCTGCACCTTCATTAGATCCTTATGGATATAAGAAATGGGATGCTGAAACTCTTGACTTTGTTAATGCTATCTTAAGACAATATCTGAATCCAGGTTCTTCTATGGATTCCGTTATTCCTACTTCAAGACCAGCCGTTAAAAAAGCTGCTGTGCAAGAAGCAGCAACAGGAAACGATAATAGCTTTGAATTCCCTGAAACAATGACAGCGAAGCCAACTGCAGCAGATACAAAAACTGCATCAACAGATAGCGATGATCTAGATTCTTTCTTAGATGAAATCGGAATCTAAGAAAATCACAGAAGATTTAAAGCAGAAGGTCAGAAGTTTAGTTAAACAAGTTTGTGTAAAAGAGCACGCTGACCCTAACAAGCACATGATTAAGGAAATGCCAGGTCGTTTAAACCTGGCATGCCCTTATTGTGGTGATTCCCATGGCGAAACTCATAAGAAAAGAGGTAATCTATATTGGGCAACTCTACAATTTCATTGTTTTAACTGCGGTCAACATTCTGATCTTTATGGTTTCTTAAAAGATCACCATTTAAAATTTCAAGATACTCAAGATTCTATTACAATTATAGAATACATAAAAGATCATAAGGTATCTGTAAATGAAGTTGACACTCTTCAACATGGTGTATTTAAAACACTATACGATTTAGCCCCTACTAGAAAAGAACTTAAAGAAGTTTTTAAACTTGTAGAAATAGAACCAGGCGATCCAGCTTTTTTCTATTTAAAGAATAGATTTTTACACAAGAAGCTTAACAACTTTCTTTATTCTCCCAGAGATAAAAGAATTTTAGTTTTAAACTTAGCACCTGAAAATAAAGTCATAGGATTTCAAAGTAGATCTTTAAGAAAAAATAAAAACACAAGGTACTTGACATACGATATAGAAAAGATATATCAGGAAATGAATAAAGAATTGCCTCTCCAGGAAGAACAGTTAATATCCTCTAAGAAGTTATCAACTTTGTTTGGTATTATGACTGCAAACTTTCAAATGCCTTGTACGGTATTCGAAGGACCCTTAGATGCTTTATTCATGCCTAACTCTATTGCACTTGCATCTGTTAGCAGATCAACCGAAGAGTTAGATGAAATTCCAACAATACGATATATGTTTGATAATGACGAGGCAGGAAAATCAAAGATGATGCAAAAATTAAAAAGAGGTAAAGAAGTATTTACATGGGAAAAATTCCTATCTGAATCAAAGATGGATAAATATCCTAGCAAGATTAAAGATCTAAACGATCTCGTTATCGCTGCTTGGAAAACAAAAAATAAATGTTTATCTACAATGGATAAGTATTTTAGTAATTCACGACTAGATGCTTATTACCTATGATAGACGATTATGTACAAATGGTAAACGACGAATTAGATCAGTTCGAAGAAGATGGAAAAAGACACAAGAATCTTAAGATGATTCTAGGATTTGATTCGGCTGACATGACACATAAAGAAAAAAATATAATTATAACTCCTAAATATAAAAAGAAATTTAAGAGTGATATTTATGTAAAGAAGAATACTAATAATAATTCATTATTCTAAAGGCAAATTACATGACAGAAATACAACAATCAAACAAATCTAAGATTGTACAGCTAGATGAATATTTAGCAAAGCAAAGGTCAGAGTGGACCTTAAAGATTAAAGCACTTACCGAAAACTTAAAAAAAGGTGTATTGCTAGAAGAAGTTAGCGCATACACTTTAAGTTATAGGCAAATATTAGTTGAGAATCTTGCAACTATAGCTGGAAAAATCAGAGCACAAAAAGGAACAGTAGATAAACTATATAAGCAGAAGTGGATTGAATATTATAAGTTTGATTATAAGATAACGGATAAACAAAGAGAAAGATTTATTGACGCAGATCTTTCAGACGATAGACAGATTTTGGATTTACTTGAAAGTCAAAAGGCCTTTATAGAAGGCTCAGTAAAAACTCTCGATAATATGGGCTTTGCAATAAAGAATCGCCTTGATATTTCGAGACTATAAAAAAAGTTAAATGAAAATTGATTTTAACTCTAACAGATGATAATCAATTCTTACGAATTGACGAAGCAGAGGAACTAGAACTAGAGCAGATTAAAATATCTTTAACTAAAAGAATTGATAGTTGGAGATTTAATCCTTTAGTTAAAAAGGGAATATGGGACGGGTATGTTTCATACATCAAGGACGATAAGTGGATTCCCGCTGGTCTTTGGAGATACGTTATGCTCGTTTGTAAGGAATATAAGTATGATCTTAAACTTAACGGAATTGAAAGATTATTTGATAGAAACATAAGCGCAGAGGCATTCGAAACATGGGCTTTAGATTTTTTAAAAGGTAGTAAGTTTGTTCCAAGAGATTATCAAATAGAAACATCGTTTAATATTCTAAAATTTAAAAGATGTCTAGCTGAATTAGCAACATCTGCCGGAAAAACACTTATTAGTTTTTTAACAGTTGCATACATGCTAGAAAAAGAAAAAGCAGAGAAGATATTATTTATAGTACCTAATGTTTCTTTAGTTGTACAGGCACATGAAGACTTCCACGAATATAATAATAAGAATAGAATAAAATTGAAGATTCAGCAGATATATGCAGGTCAAAAAATAAAGTCAGATAGGAACGTAGTAATAGGTACATATCAGTCTTTAGTTAAAAAACCTAAAGAATACTTTCAACAATTCGATGCGGTTATTGTAGATGAAACACATAAGGCAAAGTCTAATTCTATTAAGACAATTCTACAAAAATGTACAAGCGCCCACTATAAATACGGTTTATCAGGCACAATTCCAAAAGACGGAACATTAGATAAATTAACTCTAATGAGTCAAACTGGTCCTGTTATTAGTGAAGTTAAAGCATCTTTCTTACAAAGTCAAGGACATATTGCAAAGTGTAAGGTAAAGGTAATTGAAATGAATTACGCTCCTGATTCTGCTAAAAAGGCATTCGAAGAATTAGCATTTAATAAATATGATAGGAAGGATGTTTTTCAATTAGAACAGAACTATATTATTAATTCATTCGGCAGACTAAATTTTATATGCAATGTAATAGGTAAGGTTCCTAGAAACTCGCTTGTTCTGTTTCACAGGATAGAACATGGCAAAAAAATATACGAACAACTCCGCCAAAACTCAGATAAAAGAGTTTTTTATGTAGATGGAGGAACAGATAAAGATATCAGAGAAGAATATAAGAAGAAAATGGAAGCAGGAGATGAGGTAGTTATTGTAGCAAGTTACGGTACATTCTCTACAGGAATTTCTATTAAGAAAATACACAATATATTCTTTACAGAGTCATTTAAGTCCGAGGTGATCATCAGGCAGTCAATTGGTAGAGGTCTAAGACAACATGAGACTAAAGAGGCAGTATTAATTGTCGATTTTGTAGATGACATTAGAACTGACGATTGGGATAACTATCTATATAAACATAGTATAGCAAGGCAGAAAATTTATAAACAAGAGAAATTTGAGTATAGTATTAAGAAAGTCAAATTTGAAGGAGATATATAGAATAACGAAACTAAATTAAATAAACAATAAAAATGGCAAAAGTTAACAAAATTTCTTCATTTAAATCGTTTACTGAGATCAAAAAACAGGAATCTGTTAGTAAACTTAGAGAAGAAAATAATTCAAAAAGACAGGATTCTGTTGGTAAAATAGCAGCAATTCTAGATGAACTAGGATTAACTTCTTTCGAAGGATTAGAAGAAGATCAAAAACAGGCAATTATTTCTAAAATATTTGGAGATGTTTCTGAAGAAGAAATAGCCGAAATAGAAGTAGAGGTAGAAGATGTTACTGAATCAGTAGTAAACGAATCATACGATTACGATGAAGTAGCACAATCTGAATTTGGAATGGATTACGATCAATTAGGTAAAGGTGAAAAAGAATGGGTACGTGATGAAATAGACAACATGTCTGAGACTAACGGATCTGTAGTTACTGAAGGTTCTGAAAAAGAAGATGCAAAGGAAATCTTTGATGAATTAATGGATGTAAACGGCGAAGAAATCGCTGACATGGATTCACAAGAAGCCATGACTATACTTTCTAAAAGAGGAATTAGAGGTGGAAAAGCAAATAAGATTGCTAAAGAACTTTTAAAATTAACAGGTGCTATTAACGAAGCAATTGCAGTAGAAGGTAAAAGAGGCGCTAAGAAAGTATTTACTGCATATCGAAAAATAATGGATTCAATGCCAGGAATATCTCAATCTAGGGACAATAACCTGATTAAAGGATGTATTAAAGTTTTAGGTATGTATGCTCTAGAAGATGCTAATTTCCACAGAGAAATGGCATGTATGAATAAGATAAAGGGTTCTATATCTCCTGTAGAAATTAAAGTTGCAGGATTAGCAAATATGCCAGTGAAGGTAAGTGTTAACAAAATCAAAGATGCATTACAGCAAGTCACTTCTAAAATATCATTAGCAGGTGATTGGACAGGAATCGCAATCGCCGAAGGAACAGCATTATTTTTAGATTCAATAGGAGCTACTAAAGATGGACAAGCAATGTTAGACGCTTTTAATTCCGCATTCGAATCAACCGACAATGGTACAGAGAATATGACAGTTGAGTCATTAATATTAGAAGGAACTAGAGGTCAATTTGGTAAAATAGATAATAAAGGAAATATCACATCAGTGTATACTCATTATGATTCTTACCCAGACAACATGTTACCAATTATTAAGAAATCTTTTAAAGGTGGTAAGAACGTAGATACTGTTCTTTCTAAAGGTGCTAATTCAGGATTAGACAGCGATATAAGTAAAATTAACTTTTATGGTGATGGTTCTGTAGCAAATAATGGAAATATTAAAAAGATAGACCTTTATCTTAGTTCAGTAAGCGATGACGGTGCAGAATACGTTTATTTATGGGATGAAAAGTCTAAAAAATGGATGATGGCAGATATCTACAAGAAAACTGGATTAGTTCCAGCCTTTGAATCAGTAGTTAACGAAATGAAAAAGCGATCTAAATACATCAAAGATGATTTAGTTTATAATACAAGAACTGAGACTGTTGGTATCGTCAGAATAGGTGATGATGGATCAGGTGAAGTGAAAACTGATGCTGATGGTAATGTGAATGTAGATGAATTAGAAGTCTATATGCCATTTAAATATAATTACAAAA